TGCATGGAGGACTGTCTACGATTGGATGTATCAGGACGAAGACCTTACCGCAGCCATCGCGCATGCGAGGGACTTGGGCTGCGACCAGATAGCCGAGGAGTGCCTCTCGATAGCGGACGACGCCAGCAACGACTGGATGCTGCGGACGGGTAAGGACGGCGAGGAAAGCTGGCAACTGAATGGTGAGCATGTCCAGAGGTCGAAGCTGCGCATCGAGACGCGCCTGAAGCTGCTGGCAAAGTTCAATCCGAAGAAGTATGGAGACGCCCTGAAGCTGTCAGGCGACAAGGATAACCCGCTCCGGCTGGAGACTGAACTGAAGGCCAAGGAGATGTTCGACGGCGTGATCGAGGCGCTTGAGGCGGCAAGACGCAAGAAGTCCTGATGGACGTAGCCAAGGTCCTAGCCCAGCCTGAGACGAAGGCAGCATTCCGTGAGATGTCGGTCACGGATCGCATAGCATCAAGCTGGAGGCTTGGCTGGCTGGCGAAGGCCCACCAACACCAGATTGCGCCGGAGGGCAACTGGTGGTCGATCTGGCTGATGCTGGCGGGCCGAGGAGCGGGCAAGACAAGGACGGCGGCAGAGCAGCTTGGCTGGTGGGCATGGTGTAATCCCGGCACCCGCTGGCTGGTCAGTGCGCCGACATCCTCTGACGTCCGGTCTACCTGCTTTGAGGGCGACTCAGGGCTGCTGTCCGTGATCCCTCAGGAACTGATCAAGGACTACAACAAGGCGCTGCATGAGCTACTGCTGGTCAACGGGAGCCTGATCAAAGGGATACCGGCGTCCGAGCCTTCGCGGTTTCGCGGTCCACAGTTCCACGGCGGATGGTGCGACGAGTTAGCCGCATGGGAGTATCTGCGTGACGCATGGGACCAGATTCAGTTCAGCGTCCGATTGGGGACGAAGACGCGCATCCTGATCACGACGACGCCCCAGCCAAAGGATGTGATCATCGAGTTGACCGAGCGCGAGGGCGACGATGTGGTGATGACCACGGCCTCGACCTACGCGAACCTCGACAATCTGGCGGATAACTTCAAGCGTCAGATTCTGCAGTATGAGGGGACGAAGCTAGGGCGGCAGGAGATTTATGCGGAGATCATCGACCTTGAGGAAGGAAAGGTGGTCAACCGCGATATGTTCAAGCTCTGGCCGCATGGGAAGCCCTTCCCTCGCTTCGAATACATCATCCAGTCCTACGACTGCGCCTACACCGAGAAGCAGCACAACGATCCCACAGCGAACACTACATGGGGCGTATTCAAGCCTCAGGACGGACCGTGGAGCGTCTTGCTGATCGACTGCTGGGCTGAGCATCTGGAGTTCCCCGGCCTCAAGCAGAAGGCCATCGATGAGTTCCGTTGCGTATATGGCGAGGGGAAGGATGCCAAGCGACCGGACATGATATTGATCGAGGAGAAGGCGGCAGGGCTTTCCTTGATACAGGAACTGAGGAAGGCTCACTTGCCGGTGATGGGCTGGAACCCCGGACGCGCAGACAAGATGCAGAGGCTGCAGATCACGGCGTCGATCTTCGTCGCTGGCCGTGTATGGCTTCCTGAGAGTAGCCAGAGGAAAGGATATGTGCGAGACTGGTGTGAAGGTTTCTTGAGCCAGATATGTTCATTTCCGGACTCGACGCATGACGACTACGTTGACAGCGCAACACAGGCATTGCGGTATCTCAAGGATCAAGGATTCTTGGAGATTGACCCACCGCCAAGGGAAGATGACCCAGAAGAATACGCCGACTATCTCAAAGAGATTGGTCACGACACAAGGCAGAACCCATATGCGGTGTGAGTATGAGTAAGGGGAAGATTGCTAAGTCTGTTGCCGAAATGGCTGCGGAGTTATCCGCGAAGGCCAAGAGGCCGGAGGTTAGCCGCATCGACATGGGCTTCAAAGATGTAACGAAGCGCATGCCTGCGTTGACTGAGGCTGCGAATCTGTTGAGGGAAGGCAAGCTTACGCGAGAGCAGTATGCGGAGCTTGTGAACCGTGTGAAGCCCGTCACGCCATACGATTTTGTTCCGAAGCCTGCGACCGCAGAAGAGGCTATTGCTGCGTTGACTTCCAACAAGAAGGGGCAGTTCGGGAAGTCTGTTGATATCAGGACCGGCGAGCGGGCTGATCTTCGCTTGGACATCCCGTCATACAGCCAGCATGGCGTGTGGGTGAACTCAATCCACCGGAAGGATGCGCCGACCGTCTATAGCTCGACATCTGCCGTCAAGAATGCCGAAATGATTCCTTCAGCCGACAAGGCTCTGAAGGTTGCAACTGGCGACACTCCGAAGGCTCCGTTCGCAGTAATCCGTGGTGAGTGGAACCCGCTTGATGAAGAGTCAACCGTAAAGACTGCGCAGGAATATCTGAAGCACAAGGACTGGCGGCAGGTTGGCTACGATCCGGAGCGTCATGGATATTTCTATGATCGAGAGACGATGGCTCCGATTATCGGCGCTGATGAGGTCATTCAGATCGGCCCGCTAGTGTTGGCGAAGAAGCCGCGCTACGGAAGCGATAAAGACTTCCCTTTTAAGAATGGTGGGGCAGTCCGTAAGGCTGAAGGTGGTGCGGCGACTTCGAACGAAGCCATGCTGCGCAGAAGCAGAAGGACTTCGAAATACAGTAGGGACGTTGATTGGCTCGACGCTGAAACTCTTCCTGAAGAGCAGCCGCCAGCAGAGATGAAGGCATATGAGCCGACAACCCGTCAGCGTCTTGGTGAGTCCGCTGAGAGGGCGCTAAGAAAGGTATCGCCTGCGCCAAGGGCTAGAGCTATTGCCGATCTGTTGACCGGTGGGCGTGAGGGCGCGATGCTAAGTGCTGCTGATTTCGTGCCATTCCTCGGCACCGGCATGGCTGTTGAAGAGATCGCCCCGAATGTAAAGGAGGCGCTATCCAAAGGAAACTATGGTGAGGCGGCGCTGTATGGTGGATTGGGAGCCGCTACAGCTATACCCGGAATCCCCGGCACATTAAAGGCCGCTAAAGCCGCAGGCAAAGCAATCGCCCCGAAGGCTGGAGAGCTTGCCTTGCAATACATGATGCGCACAGGCATGGCGCTGCCGATGGATGCATGGCATGGAAGCCCGCACCGTTTCCCGCCGACCGCCAAGAATCCGTTGGGTGAGTTCGATCCGAAAAGGATTGGAACAGGCGAGGGTGCGCAGATGTATGGCATAGGTCATTACCTTGCCGAGTCTCCCAATGTTGCGAAGAGATACACGCCGCGTGATGAGAAGTATGAGTCGAAGCTGCTGTCGATGTATAACAGAGCGGAGGCAAGAGGCGACTACGACAGCATGGAAGTTCTTGAGTCAGCCATGATGCATAGCACCCCTGAAGAGCTTCGGAAGAGCTACCCGAATGCGGCGAAGTTGATCGATCAGATCGCCAAGATTCCGCAGAAGGGATCGCTCTACAAGGTTGACCTGCCTGACGAGCAGATCGTGAAGATGTTGGATTGGGACAAGCCTTTTAAGCGACATCCGCAAGAGATTCGTGAGATTCTTGATAACGTCCCTCTCAGACTTGACATGAATAAGCCATCTCATCTCAAAGTTGCCGAGATGATTGATAATCCAAATCCCGCTGTAGAGCCTGATGTTTCTGGTCTGTATAGCGCCTTGTCCAATGCTCTGGGATCATCGGAGGCCGCAAGTAATTATCTAAAAGAAATGGGTATCCCCGGCATCAAGTATCTCGATGAAGCCAGCCGTGACGCAGGGAAAGGCACCAGCAACTTCGTAGTCTTCCCCGGCAACGAGGATATCCTGACCATCAAGGAGCGGATGAAGAAAGGTGGTCCTGTCTCGATGGATGCCATGCGCATGGCTGTAGGTGGCATGGCTGGCGGAGGAAGGTCAGGAGCCGTAAAGGGTGTATTTAAGAAGTTGTTTGCTGACCGTGACGTTTTGCCTGCGGTGGAGAGTGGCTCTGCCAGATTGAGCCGAGAGGTTGGAACGCCAGAGGGCATCAAGAGTTTGTCGTTTGAGGACTATGCGCCTAACGAGGTGGAGTTGGTAAACCTTGAGGCGCTTCAGCAGGGCAAAGGATATGGCTCAAGCGCCATGAACAAAATCACTAGCGCCGCAGACAAGAACAAAATTAACATGATGCTTATTCCAGCAGGGGATGAGGCCAAACGAGCGCGTCTTTCAGACTTCTACGGTCGGTTTGGATTCTCTGAAGACGGCGACGTTATGCGCCGCAACCATAAAGCTGGCGGCGGCAAGGTGAGGAAGTCAATCTCCCTCGACGCGATGCGGCTGGCTGTGGGTGGCGGCGTCAGGAAGGCGCTCACGCGCACCGTCGAAGAGGCTCGCAGGCTGCATGAGGCTGCGCAGAAGACTCGCAGCAAGGCGGCGCAAGAGGCTGCAGGGCTGTATCACCCGATTGGTGGCGGCGTGAAGCTATCGAAGCCGACCGAACTGATGACGGCGACGACCATCGATGACCCGACGATCAAGGCCGCTCCTCGCAAGATCGTGACTCTGGAAGACTTGCAGGGCGGTGTGGCAATACCGCTGGTTGGCGACAGGGCGGCTGCTGGGCGCATCCTGCAGGACGTTGAGGGTCAGAGGCTCAAGACGCCAGTGAAGCTGCAGGGCGGGCCGGGATTCATGCAGACGCATACATTCGAAGGTCAGCCGGAGAAGAGCGCGGCATGGGCGTCAGGTAAGGGTGTTGTCAGTGCCTTGGGTAATCAGACTCGCAGGGCTGTTGAGATGGCTGGGACCGAAAAGGTGTATGCGCCATACGTTGCGATGTCACCGACCGGCGTTGACTACAACACGATGATCAGCAGGGCTATCCTCGGTCAGCTTGACGTTGACTCGCTGAGCAAGCGAGCTATCCAGTCATTCAACCGTGAGGTGCGAAAGGTCGAGCCGCGATTCGTAGGTGTTGAAAGCCCGCAGCTTGAGGCGCAACTGTTCGGCGGATCAAAAGAGGCTGGCCCTATCCGGAAGGCTTTCGTTGACCGCATGGGGCTTGAGAAGTTTCGTCAGCGAGGCTTCCCTGATGTTGCTGCAACGAGGAAGGCAATCACTGAGCCTGAACTCCTGCACGAAGAGCTTGGATCGACCGGCTACAACATCGCAAGGCTTGACCCTGAAGGTCGGATTGTCGATGACCCGTTGATCCCGCATGAGACTTATCCGATCCAGCTTCGCGGCGAATACTTCGGATCACTTGAAGATCAGGTGCCGTATCGTGACTTCTTCCAAGGCTTCTCTGACAAGCGTAGGGCGTTCGGCAATCCTCAGGGCAGCGACTGGCGGGCATTCTCGATGAGTGCGCCGATCCAGCAGCTTGATCAGGAATGGCTGGACCGTGTGATGAAGTCGATGGGCAAGGATAAGCCGAGAGAGTGGAAGAAGGGCGGTCAGGTCAAGCGCATGGCAGAAGGCGGTCAGATCACCGCAGATGACTTGGTTGTCGAGGAGCGCAAGCTATGAGTCTGATCCGTCCCGGCCTCGCCGCGCTGGCGAAGATGAACCCAAAGATGGCCGAGAAGGCCATGAAGCGCCCGTTCTACTCAGCCGTCGATAAGGCAATCGCAGAGATTACGGCGAAGCAGCCGAAGGGAACTGGTGATCAGTATCTGGCAATGATCCTGAAGACAAAGGGCGTGAAGCCTGCGGAGGTGAAGGATCGAGGGCTTGATGTCGCGTTGAAAGGGAAGGGCAAGGTATCAGGTGCCGACCTTCAGAAGCTTGCCGATGAGAACCCGCCGCATCAGGTGAAGGAGCGCGTTCTTGATGACAGTGAGATTGATTACTTCGATGATGACGCTCAGCCAAAAATAACCAATCGAACTCACTACGGGCCTGAGGAATACGAGGACTACCATACGCCCGGAGGTGAGAACTATCGTGAGGTCCTGTTTCACTTGCCGGTGCCTAAGAAGCAAGTTGTGAAGCCGAAGACACTTGCTGAGCTTCAGCAGGAGGGCTACACGGTAGGTAACTTTCAATACGACAAATACACAAATCAAGCTTCATACAAGATTTACGATCCAAATGGTAATTGGGTGTCGCAGAGGACTGGAGCTTACGGCGTATCAACTCCAGAGCAGGCGCTTATCGATCACGGATTGAGACAAGCGGAGAATGCATCCAAAGAAGTTGATAAGAGCAAGACATTCTCTGCTCCTCACTTCGGCGGCGAAGGTAAGCAGCTTCTAGCTCATGCTCGCGTTCAAGATATGAAAGGTCCTAACGGCGAGAAGATCATGGTGATTGATGAGATTCAATCTGACTGGCATCAGCAGGGGCGGAAGAAGGGATATCGAACAGAAGAGGTTGAGAATAAATACAAAGAAGCTGAACAGCAATACATTGATTATAAGAACTCCTTGGACGGCAGGCTTTACGAAAAGATGATTTCTCACGGCATGGATGAGAAGGAAGCTTTGCATATCGCAACAAACCTTGATCCATTGACTAAATCAGGCTTGCTTGGTGAGGGTGAAAAATATCGGGAGTTGGCAAATTATCAAAGATTCGATCCTGATCAATTTCCGCCTGATGCCCCATTCAAAAAGAACTGGCACGAACTGATCATGAAGAGGCTTGTTGATGATGCGGTGAAGGGCGGGTATGACCGAGTGATCATCACGCCGGGAGCGGAGCAGGCAAGGCGGTATCAATTGTCTAATCACGTTGACAGGCTCATTTATGATCACAACACAGGATATCTTTCTGGCTTGAAAGGTAGTGAAGTTCCATTCATGAAGCAGGTATCACCTGAGGAGTTACCTGATTACGTTGGCAGTGAGGTTGCGCAGAAATTATTGTCAGCGCCTATCATAGAAGGTCCGACCGGAGCAAAAGAAAGTGTATTGTCTGGTTTGGACCTTGAGGTTGGTGGAAGCGGCATGAAAGGCTTCTACGACAAGATTTTGCCGTCATACATAAAGAATCAATATGGCGTCGAGTTAGGCCAGCATCCGTTGAGATTGCGTGAGTTTGACGTTGTG